ATGCAGTCTATCCGTTCCCGAAAGGCCTTTTATGAGTTGGCAAGACTTGATAAAGGCTCAGACGAGGAAAGATCGTTTCCGACTCGTCGAGGAAATCTGGAGGGAACACGGCTGGATTCCACCGTCAACCGAGTGCCCAGACACTATGGCAAAGCACAAAGCGTTTAAGGAGTGGTCGATCCGTGGAGTCGTGGATCAACCTTATCAAGAAAGTTAAGTCGTCTGATGTTGAGGAGATAGCGGCAGCGTACGAAAGTGCACTGCCGTTTGTCGTTCAAGACTGGGCGAAGATGATCCTGAAACTACCCAAAAGCAAACGACTTCCGATCATCGAGAAGATCGACAAAGTACACGGGGATAAGATCGGCCAGATGGTGCGAGACGAAGTTACCGCGCAACACCGCGGCTCTTCTCAAAACTCCTCATCCCAGCGATACCCAACATACCGCTCAAAATAACCCATAGAGCGTCGGTATCTAACATGGGAGGTGGCTTTACCTCCTGCGGGACAATCTGTTCTGCCTGCATCCAAGTCCACGCCCATACCAGTAGCGGGTAAGCAAGGAACTGATAGAACATCGCACCCGCCCCTACCCAACCGATAGCGGGTCGCCAGCCAGCAACAAACATATTCTGGTTAGCGGCTTCGACCTTGTTAACTTCCATCTGACCAAGGTCTATCGCCTGGTCAATACGCTTGGCCTCAAGCTCAAGTTCCATGCGTTCCTTATCGGATGTGTGCAGGTCTCCGATAACTTTTCCGACGCTATCAACGATGGAAGAGATTCCGAGCAGGTTCATAGCTTGAGCGTCCTGTTAATCCAACCCAACATGAACTTAATCTGGCTTCTGTCTCGCGTCACAATGTCACGATACCTAGCAATCTTTGCTAGCGCGTAATAAGCCACGAAGAGCTCAGGATTAGCTTGGTTGAGGGCTGATATGGTCTTAGGCCCGATCACGCCGTCTGGGGCCGTTTTAACGCATATCTGGGCAAGTTTGATGGACACAGGAACGCCAGCATTAACAGCAAAGTTAAAGATGGACGAGGCTATAACGTCATGCGTTAAATCGTCGCCTTTGATCTTGTCCCAAAAATTCACTTTGTAGAAGTCTCGGACTAACTGTGTCGGAGGTGTTTCCTGGTAGTCAATATGATTCCAGCCCTCCCACTTGGGGTGCATCTTGCGAGCAATACCCGCATAGGTCTGGCCGCCTCGGTCACCTTGTACTTCATGAAGGACGTAACCGCCCTCGTCCTCCATCATCTTGTCAAACGCTTGTTCAAAGTTAGCCAACGGCTTGACCTCTAAAGTATGCAGTCCCCTCAATAACCTCGACGAGCTCCGGAGGTAAGAGTAGACCATCTCTGAAACACAAGACGGCAAAGCCTGAGCACCAAGGAACAGGATTGTCCTCGATGTAAGAGAACTGACCGCCATCAGGATCGGCTAACATCCCCGTAGACACACCGTATCTACGTCCTCGGTAGTCACCCCATCCTTTGACCTCCAAGAGGTGGGTATGCCCTGAGACCGTAGAGATGCCTGCTTTTAGGGTGTTGTTGTAGCCTGAGTGGATTCCCGAATGTTGAAGTCTATGCTTAATCATGCAAATGTCATTAACCATGACTGACCAACTGACAGACCACTCCGGCAGATGATCCTTTAGAGTCGTGCCTTGGATGCCCTTGAACTCAGGAACAGATCCAGCTAATTTTTTATCAAAACGTATGTCGTGGTTGCCTGTGGTTCTATGCAAGAAAGTGCCTAGACCTTTACAAGCCTTGACGATCTGATCCATGTGCCACTGAACCGCTTCGAGTTCATCTCGTAGACTTGTGACTGGCTCCCAATCCATAGGGCCGTACTTGGAGATAGTTCCCCCGTCGAGAATATCTCCGTTTGCGATAATCGCTTTGGGTTTTAGGGTCTTGATGAGTTTTAAGAGGGCATTGAACCCCGCTGAGGGTTCACCAGGCATGAAGTGAGCGTCAGAAAATACGATCACATAACCTTCGGCCTCTAGCGTTGCTCGCCTACGATTCTCTGGTAAGGTAAAACGAGCGTCTTTTGTGGGTAGAAGGATGTTGTATTTCTTCTCGATTGCCCTTCGTCGCTCGTACACATTGCGAAGCGTAAGACCGATACGGTCTGAAATCTTCGTTGGGCTTCCTAGTTCTTTCCAGACTGCGATGAAATCTTCATCTTCTGACTTTTTTCTCACGCCAAGCTCCGCGCTCTATGCTCTGGATCATCTTTCGCGGAATCACCAAAGACTGAGCAATTGCGTCGTCAGTCAATGACTGACAAATTTTCACGCCCTGCTTGTTTTCTGCAATCAAGAACCCTACAGAAACAACAAGCGGAACCTGAAATTCCCTGGCTTTCTCTGGGCTATCACCCCAACCCAGAGTGTCGTGGCAGGCATCTTCCCAAACTACTTTAACTATTGGAAGATTGTGCTTCATTCTTCTTATCTTTTATGGCATGGAACCATTTCCAGACAAGCCAGCCGGACTGTAACACAATGTAGAGCAAGGTAGCAACTGCCACCCATTCATTCAAAGTCAGACCACCTACTGTTACCGCCGTTGTGATAACGACAGGAGGAGCAGCCTTAGCTGCTTCTACGATTACGTCTGACTTTTGTTCAGGAGTCATGATTAGAATGGGCTAGAAGTTGAGACAAGAACCCCTGAGTTGGTAAGCGTCCAAGGCCCGCCACCGTTAGCAACACTATTATCTTTGATCGTAGAAGATTGGCAAGTAAGCATCTTGGTTGTTGCATCAACAGTCAAAGGTTGCGTAGGAACCGTGGCCGTTGAAAACGATGATCCAAGATTAAAACGTAAGTTACTAATATTCCCAGTCAAAAAAGTGGTTGTTGATGCTCTCCCGCCAATTGACGGAATCCTTGTGCCGCTAGAAATAGTTCCAGAAAGTCCGCTAGAAGATGCTGTTTGGCTTGAACCTACAAACAACCTAGTAGTGCCTGCCGATACGCGCGACACAGCAATGTATGTCCATGTAGCAAGCGATATGGAGGATGATGAAGTTATCGCTGTTGAGCTTGGCGAAGTTGGGTAATTATTGCGTATAAAAACAGGTCGGCCTGAAGAGTCGATATAAAACTTTATTGTCTGCGAACTGGAGCTTCCGCTTCCGTAACCAAAATCAAGAATAGCCGCCGTTGTTAATGGATACGAATCTAAATAAACAAAGCACTCAATACTAAACTGCTGAGATCCTATGGCAAAAGATGTTGAGATGGGATATTCAAAGTACGAAGAACCGTCAAAGTCATACGAATATTCACCATCAACAATACCGCCACCGACCGCCGGTATGGTTCTGCCAGCACCAAATGCAGACAAGATAGGCATTATGCGTACCGCGTTTGGCTTGCAAAGACCGTGAACGAACCGCTACCAGTCTTGATAAGCGTATAGGTATAAACGTCTACGCTATTGGCGTTTCCAGCACTAGGCGCAGAACCGCCTGACCACTTAGGCGTAACGCTACTACCGTCTACCGTTAGGGCTGAGTTGTAGTAAGCCGTACTGCCTTGCGTTACTAAATGAGTCACTGTCACGCTCTGGCCTGTAGCCATGATGCTGTTAAGCGTCACCGAGCTAGACCCACGAATGTTCAACGTCCAATTTGTAGGCCCGGCGTTACTGGTGTAGTACAGGATGGACTGCGTAGATACGTCAAAGTTAACCGTACCTGTGGCTGCTGTTGCTGCAATCGTTACCGTCTCTGCTGCGGCAGAAAGTTTTAACTGCATCGTTGTACCGCTAACACCAAGCGATAGCTGATTAGCAAACGATACGTTTTGAGAGGCGTCTATCGTAAGACCGTTAGTGCCGTTGGTCTGTAGCGTAAGGATGTTGGTGTTGTCAGCCGTAGAGACTATGCCTATGCCTGACGTGGCGTTGATGGTGTTAGCCATTTTGTGCTACCCAAGAAGTGGTTGCTTCATCCCATGCGTACATCTGACCGTCAGTCGGCATCGCTACCGGAGGTTCCCACTGAGCGTCTGCGTTAAGCGTCCAACTGGCAAAAGGCTGTGGTGGTACAAACGCATCAATGTCTGACCTGTAGGTGTATCCAATCCCTGCGTAATTCTTACGCATGTTGCCGTTGTAGCTTGTCTGCTTCCAAGTGCCGCCAAGAATCTTCTCAAGATGCGCTGCGCCGATATGCTCTTTCTCCACGCCGGAAGCATCAGAGGTGTCTTTGTTATTCACCACGACAACTTGTTGCACCACACCATTTTCATCAATACGGGCAAAGTGAGCCATTACGCCTCCAGCCTAAGTCCAGTTAAGTCCATTTCTTCCCCGACAACACCGACTGGGAAGGTGTTAAACGATAGTGAGATTCTTGTGTCATCGCCTTTGACTTCAGGAACCATGTGCGTCAGTGACGATGGAAACAGAATCAGCTTTCCTGCTGTGGCTTCAAACCACCAAGACTCAGAGTTGTACGGGTTCCACTGCTCAGGTGGGAACTTTATCTGCTGCCAGCCATCACGGTAGAAATAAATCCTGTCATCAGCGTTAGTCTGGACGTAGAACACACCACTAATGTAGCTGTTTGGATGTGCGTGTTTGTGATGGTATTGCCCAGGCTCCGAGTAGTTACACCAACTTTGCGTGACTCGTAGGCTTACGTTGTGCTTGGGGTTGACTGTGTTCTTAAAGTAATCCGAGACGCTATCTTCTATAAATGAGCGCAGAGACGTTAGCGCAGGGTCGCGCAGCACAAAGTTGTTGGTAGACGTGGTGTTACCCATGTTGGGTCTTGTTGGTAGTTCACGGATGAAGAACAACTCCTCATCAGACAGAGGTCTACCAAGCTCTGCAAAGCCTACAGGGATGGGAAATAGATTATGCAACTGCACGTTCAAATTCCTCTTTGGCTATGCCCATCTCTTTCAGTTGTTCGTCGGTGTAGATCGTTGGGATGCTGTCCTCAAACTCTCTGATCTTGTCAATAACCCAATACACTTCTTCAATGCTTGGGCATGGCCGTGGATCATCCCACCGAGTAAAGACGTTGTTACTGATTTCCCACTTCGCACCTGGACGTAGAAGGTGCATTGCTGTGTCGATGCCTAGGAAGCGATATGTTTTTGTAGTCATGTTATTGATTGATTTTGATGATTACGATACCGGAGCCGCCTGCGCCGCCAGAAGATGGAGGAGACCCAGACCCACCGCCGCCACCTCCAGTATTAGCTGTGCCAGCCGTACCGTTTGTCGTTGCACTTGCGTTACCACCACCCCCTGACCCACCAGTTCCGGCAGTGTTAGGAGCACCATCTCCACCTCCGCCACCCCCACCTGCATAAGTTACAGACGAGCCAGTAATTGATGATGCTGTTCCTGCACCACCGTTTCCGCCAGTCGATGCGTCAGCAGTTGCGCCAGTTGCAGATGCTCCGCCACCACCTCCGGCGTTTCGATCTCCAATGCCTGTTGATGATGATCCAGATCCGCCATTGCTACCTTGTGAAGGAGATGTATTTGGCGTATTGCCATTGCCTCCAGCTTTTGGAGCCGCACTATTAGTTCCTGAACCACCACCACCTGAGCCGCCATTTGATCCTGTAGTGCCAAACTGACCACCGCCGCCACCGCCAGTTGATGTAATCGTAGAAAATACGGAATCGCTTCCTGCACCGCCTGGATTAGAAGTCCCGGTGCCTCCACCACCAACCGTTATCGTGTACTCTGTACCTGCGCTAACCGACAAAGCAGAGCCAGTTCTAAACCCACCGGCACCACCGCCACCGCCCAATCCACCACCACCCCCACCACCACCCGCAACCACAAGGTAGTCAACAGAGGTCACACCCGTAGGACATGTCCACTTAGTCGTGCCTTTGAATACAAAGACGGTTTGGCTAGCCACGGTGTACTTTAGGATGACGATACCGGAGCCGCCGCCTCCGCCTGTGCCAGCAGGGGATGAAGTTGAATGAGATTCAGCACCGCCACCACCACCGCCAGTATTTGTGCCTCCGGCTGTTCTAGTATTCCCTGAGTTGCCGCCATCTCCACCACCGCCCGATCCGCCTGTGCCTCTTGTATTTGTACTAAAAGCACCGCCTCCGCCACCACCTGCATATGTCCCGCCGTTGAATGGAGCGCCGGGACCGCCATTACCAGACGTTGTCCCAGAGCCTGCTACACCCACACCGCCAGCACCGCCGCCACCGCCTGATCCCGCCGTTCCCGTTGCCCCGTTACCACCGCTGTTCCCTTGACTAGGTGTGGTTGATGGGGTATTACCCGTCCCTGCTGTTGTAGTATTCGCAGGTGAAACGCCACCACCTCCACCACCGCTTCCACCATTGGCATTTGGGTTGCCTTGATCGTGCTGCTTACCACCACCTCCACCCGCTGATACAACGCCCGGAGATGCAAAAGCACTAGGGCTTGAACCGCCAACTATGGATGAAGATTGGCCTTGTGTCGCAAACCCTACATTGTTTGCTACAGCTCCTCCGTTACCACCGCCGCCCACAGTAATTGTGTAGTCAGTGTTAGCAGATACTGTTGTTGTGCCTGTTCTAAAGCCACCCGCCCCACCGCCGCCGGGATAGTAATAACTTCCACCACCACCCCCACCACCAGCCACTACCAAATACTCAACACTCGTCACCCCAGTAGGGCAGGTCCACGTTGAGGTAGCCGTAAAGGTTTGGACGACGGTATAGCCACCTCCGCCACCACCAGCAAATACTTGTCCGATTAGGACAGATAAAATACCCGTCATGACACGTTCCCAGAAACGACGCAAACCGTACCAGAGATAAATAGAATCGTAGCCACGCCTCTTGTTGCCAGCGTCATCGTGGCTTTGTCTGTATCCGTTCCTGCTATATAAGCCGTCGTAATCGACATCGTTAGCGTGATGGACGACGATGAGTTGTTAAAAATAACCACTACATCACCGGCAGCAAAAGTTGAGTTAGGCACTGTCTGCCCTGCCGTTACCGACAGCAACTTGCCCACATCGCCAACTACAAGCGTATTGGTTGAGTTGCTGGATACAGGGACATTCCTAAATCCAACAGGATTGGTACCATCTACCGTACAACTAGAGAGCGTTCCAGAAGATGGTGTACCTAATGCGCCATTAAGCGGTACAGCTCCAATTGTGTTGTAGCTAATTGTTCTGGCCGCAGACCCGTTAAAAGTCGTTCCTGATGCGTCACCAGAACCACCGTTGTTCATGGTCAACGCATTACTTGTCGAACCGCCTACTGTGGCAAAACTAAGCGTCCCTGAACCATCAGTTACCAACGCTTGGTTAGGACTTCCATCCGTACCAGGAAGCGTGAACGTCGTGTTAGAGGAAGTGTTGGCAGACTGAAGCGTTGTCGTTCCCGTCCCGCTTGCATTGCCTTGAAGTTTAATCTTGCTCATAAATCACCCTAAAATCATCCAGGCTTGGCCTGTGCCTACAGTTACAGAATAACC